CCTCGGCTCCCAGACCTACAAGTTCGTGACCACTGTCGCCGCGAACTACGAGGTGAAGAAGGGGACGAGCGCCGACGACTCCGCGACCAACCTGAACAACGCGATCAACATGGCGGCAGCGGTGGGGGTGGGCGACAACGCCGCGAGCGGGAAGTACATGGCGCCGGTCGCCAACACCTCGGCCGTCGGAGTCCTCGACACGAGCCCCAACACGATCGTCCTCACCGCGCTTACGAAGGGGGTCGCGGGGAACTCGATCACGCTCACCGCGCCGAACCCCGAGTACTCCGTCTCGGACGCCTTCTCGGCCACGCCCACCGGGGTCGACGGCACCGCCGGCGCGAAGGGCGACATCCGCTGGGACGCGACAGGCCTCTACCTGTGCGCCGCCGCCAACACGATCTCCGGCGCGAACTGGGTGAAGGCCACCCTCGCGACCTACTGAGGAGGAACCATGTCCCTGCAGCTCGGCAAGTTCGACGGCGGAACGACGCGCGCGAAGCTCTCCGCCGTCCTGGGCGTGACCGGCAAGCAGTTCTGCCAGTTCACGCTGTACGCGGACCCGGACAACTCGGGCTCGCTCTACATCGGAGGCGTGGACGTGACGAACGTGCCCGCCAACGAGCACCTGAAGCTGAAGGCCGGGGTCATCCTGAACCTCGGCCCGGTGTCGGGGGATCGTCCCTTCGTCGTCGACACGGACCACTGGTACGTCGTCGGCTCCGCCGCCAGTCAGGTCCTCTGGATCGTCGCCAACACGGACGACGGCCGGTAGGCGTGGGCCTCACCGACGGGTTTCGGCAGATCGGACCGGACCACTACACCTGCGTCCCGGTGCCCGGGTTCGAGAAGGACCCTGCCGTGACCGCCGCCGTCCGGGAGTTCGACCCGGGGCTCATCCCGATCTGGCGCGTCCAGACTTGGGGGACCCCCGGGTCGTTCCGACCCCTGCAGGTCGTCCACCACGGCATCGGCCGCTACTACCCGGTTCCGCGCTACATGAGACGATCCTTCCGCGTCGACCTTCCAGCGAACGACCACTCGGAGCCGCCGAACTTCCTCGACGCCATTCTCGAAGACCAGTCGACGGAGCAGTACCGGCACCAGGGCGGCCCCGGCGGCTACCTCCCGTGGGACTGGAGCTTCTACCGCTGGTGCCGCTGGATGTTCAACCGCATCACGGAGGAGACCTGGCAGCGCTTCGCGCGGGAGAAGCAGGAGCGGGAGAAGCGCGAGTACGAGCACATGCTCGCCGAGATCGAGGGCAAGCGGAAGGAGCTCGAGCCGTACCTCCTTCGCAAGGCCAACGAGGTGAGCGAGTACGGATGGAAGCAGTACCTGCGGTTCATGGACGAGCAGGCGGCGCGCAAGGCGGCGGGCCTCAAGCCCCAGCCCTTCGGAGACCGCCGGCCGTTCGTCACTGTCGGCCGGTCGCCCCGGACCGACAAGACGTTCGGGCGGGTCGCCCCCGCTCAGGACCTTGGAGAGACCCATGCAGGTTCGTAAGCTCTGGACGCGACTCAACGAGGCGATCCTCGTGTGGCCCGGAGAGCAGCCGATCGTCATCAAGTACGACTCGAACGAGATCTGGGTGCCGCCTCGTTTCGAGACCGCCGTTCCGGGCCCGACGTCTCCGTACCGACTACCCAGCGCGAGGAGCAAGGCCGGGAACCTCATCCGCGGCACGACGCTCGTGAAGGACGTCGCCATCGAGACGGCCACCGGCGGCTACGAGATCGTCTTCGACGTCCAGGCAATGGCACAGCATCTCGTGCGGGACCGCGACGACCTCTTCATGCGCGGCTTCAACATCGTCTCTACCTCCGACGAGGTGCTCACGGCCATGGACATCGGCCTGCCCCTCTACGAGGCGAGCCAGGACCTTCGCGCCCGCGAGGTCGTGGCGAAGGAAATGACGCGGCGGAAGAAGTTCGAGGACAAGGGCGAGCCGCCGCCGCCGAGCTCCTCCGAGCAGGACGTGATGTGGGCGATCGCCCACCTCCGCGCCCGCGACCAGGCGCGGCCGAAGTTCAGCGACATCGAGCTTCGCCAGGCCCTCGAGGGGCGCTACACCGTCGACGCCCCGCCGGCGACCATCCCGCTCTCGACGACGTCGACCGGGCAGGACCTCTACGCCGAGGCGAAGGCGCTCAGGGTCCAGCTCTCCAAGACCGAGCTGGAAGCGATAATGAACGGCGACGAAGCGCAGATGGTTTTCGTTCGCCAGAAGATCAGGCTGAAGCGAGACGCTCGCCTCGAGCAGCGGCTCGACAGCGAGACGGAAGCGCACGAGGGCGATCCGGCCGAGTAGGACGACCCGTCGCCCGGGGAGGGCACGTTGAGGACGAGCGAGATCATCGACAACGGCCTGGCCTACGGCGACAACGTCAGCGAGTCGGACGAGGCCTACGTCGAGCGCCGTCGCCGGGCACTCGTCTACCTCCGCGAGGTCTACCTCGAGTGCTACGTGGCCCGCGCGTGGCCCCGCCGCAAGACGAGCGCGACCTTGACCGTTCCGGCGCGATCGGGGCGCGTGGCGGTCCCGTGGGACTTCGCTCGGGTGGGCCCCTACGGGCCCCTCTACCTCGGCCCGGCGTCGGCGTCCCGCGGCGAGCTCGACGAGAAGAACGAGCAGGTGATCCTCGATCTGCGCGCCGCCGGCACGGAGAGCGATTCACCGAGCGTCTACTCGATCTTCGACATCGAGGCCGTGGGCATCGACGCCCTGCGCGACCTCATCCAGATCACGACGAATCCGACCGCGCTGACGCTGGAGCTCAACTACTGCCGAAAGGCGCCGCGTCTCCTCGACGCGAAGGACCCGGACGCAGCGGACACGACCGCCGTCGCCTTGGCGACGACGGGCACCACAGTCACCGCCACGACTCCGACGGCCCACTCGTTCACCACCGACGACTGGGTCGTGATCGCCGACGCCGACGACTCGGCCTACGACGGGAGCGTCCGCATCATCGTCACGGGCGCGACGACCTTCACTTACGAGATCGTGGGCGCTCCCGCTACGCCGGACGCCGGAACCGTCGCATGGGACGTGGCGCGCGGCGACGTGGCGACCGCCCACATCCCCGAGGAGTTCCACATCACGCTTCTCTGCAAGGGCCTCAAGGCCAAGCTCCGAGAGAGCAAGGGCGACGACCGCTGGATGACGTACCAGAACGAGTACGCCGCGGCCCTCGACGCCGTGAAGCGTGAGCGTTCCCGCTTCAACAGCGCTCTCCACCAGCTCCCGAGCTTCTTCGGGGGTAGCTGATGCCCCGGCGAACGCTCTCCCCGGGGGGCAAGCCGTTCGAGTTCCGGACCGGAGTCGGCCTGCCCGCTCTCGGCGGGATCTTCAGGGCGGGAGATCCAGCGACGGTTCCTCCGCACAAACATCACCTCGTCGTGAATGCGCGCATCACCCCCGGCGGTCTGTTCTCGCGCCCCGGGCTCGTGCCAGTCCACGATACGACCGTCAGCGAGTGCATCGTCGGTCTCACCGACTTCCCGCAGTCCGGCGGCGGCATCATCCTCTGGCCCGGCTGCGGGGATAGCGCGGGCAACGGTTCCGGACCGATGAACCCCGTTTCGATGCGGAGGATCTTTCCGGCGGAGAGCAGCAGCTACTCCGAATACGTCTTCGCCGTCTACGGGGCCGTCAGTCAGCCAGCCTGTTCGCCGCATCCAGTCGTAGCCTTCGACAAGGGAGTCGGCTGGGGAAGTGAGCGGGGCCAGAGGCCCTTCATCTATAGGGGCCAGATTCACTACTTCGGCATCTCGCTCGCTACTTCGCCCGGCAGCGGATCCACATCGTCTCCCGTGTCGTTGATGACGTTCGACTTTCCTCCCGCCTCCGACGTGCTGGGCTCAAACCTCTATCGCTATCGTTGCTGCTACTACGCGGACGGCACGGCAGAGCCGAACTACGTCCCGGGGCAACCGTGTCCGCCCGGGTCGGAGTGGCCCCGGGGCCATCCATTCTCTTCGGCTCGTCACGTCGTTTCGCTCCCAGCTCAGCCGTGGACCGGCACAGACGGCGGGGTCGAAACCGTGCTCACCATGGCGGAGCGGTCGGATGAAGCGCTCGATGGGGATACCACAGTCGACGAGTCGTTGTACGTGGTCATGGTGAGCGCTGCCGGGAAGTCCAAGCTCTACAGGTGGGACGGACAAACCCTGGCAGAAGAGGCACTCGCGATTACGGATTTCACGATCGGAGGGAGGGCGCACTCCGTCAGGCTGGCGTATGGCGGCGCCGGGAATACGATGGCGCTCGCGCTCTCGGGAACCCCCGGCAAGTTCTGGGCAAGGGACGAGGCCGGCGCGTGGGGACCCCTCACGGCGCACGCGCTGGACGGAGGCGCCTTCTATCCGCTGCACGGCTTTTCGTGGGCTGGAACCTCGTATTTCCTTGGAATCGGAGCAACGGACAAGCCGATCCTTCTCTCTCGCGCCGCGGGAGCCATGGTCCTCGCGCATGACTTCTTCGCAGTTGGCGGCTACCAAGCCCACGACGTCAGCCACATCGCCCAGCTCGGACCCTCCGTTTACATGCTCCTCAAGGGCGCCGGGCCATACACCTACCTTCCGGCGAGCGTCCTTCGGTTCGATCTCTCGACCGGCCTGGTGGTCGGAGATCCGCTGGTCCTCCGATCCGCCAGCGAGACCGACAACTACGGGACGCTCCTCTGGCTCCAGGTGTGCGGGACCACCGTCTACTGCGGGGGCCTCTTCGAGTGGGATCTCGTGCTGGATGCCGCCGAGCCGGAAAACGCCCACTGCGTCTACAACATCACGGACCTGAGCGCTCCCGTGCTTGTGTATCGCACCTACGGTACTGAAGTCGCCGACTACGAGTACGACGGCGACCGCTACTCGATGGGCGCCCTGCCCTTCGTGCCGGCGGAAGGCAGCACCGACCAACGCCTCCTGGAGACGAGCGGCTGACATGCTGATCTACGCGCAGGGCGGGCGACTCGGCAACGATCTCGGCGGTGTCGTCATACCGTCCTTCTTCGTAGATCAGGGCCTCGTCGAGACCGGGCGTCGGCCCTGCCTCGTCTGGTTTCGTGGCGATCTCCACGTGATCGGGTACTACACGCGGCCGGTGATCCGCTTCAGGCAGGACGAAGGTGGATGGCGAATCTCCGGCATCAGGCCCCCCTCTGCGCGACTCGCGGTCTCCGTGGGCGCAGGCACCGGCGGAAGCGACGGGCTCTGCCTGGCGGCCATCAAGTTCCTGCACAAGGCCGGGTCGATCGTGCTGGCGGAGAGCAACTTCGGTAACGTCGTGAACGTCGGCGAGCTCGGCGGCGCGGGGCGTTCGTGGAGCGGGATCGACGCCGCCAGTGGAGAGTCGAGAGTCACCCACGTCAGAGGGTACGTCTCGGTGGACGGCGCGGAGTTCCGAATGGCGTGGGAGGCCCCATATGGGATCACGGCCTACGTCGAGAACGTCCGCACTCCGCAACTGACCTACGCGACGAAAGGTTACGACCACGGTCTCGTTCCGGAGACCCGGTTCGGCGCGGAGTGGCAAGGTCGGATGTGGTACGCGAGCGCCCCGAAGCATCCGTACCGAATCTGGTACTCGATGGCGGGGAATCCTCAGTACGTCGCGCCGGCCGCCTTCCGCGACACGCTCGGCAAGGAGGAGATCACAGGTATCGCCAAGGGGCGCAACGAGCTCATCGTGTTCTGCCTTCGCAACAGCTACATGATCCGGCAGTTCGGGTCCGGCGTAAACGATTTCATCATGGAGAAGCTCGACAGCGACGTCGGATGCATCTCCCACTTCGGAATCCTGGAGATCCACAACAAGCTCTGGTTCCCAAGCGAGGACGGCGTCTGGCTCTACGATGGCGGCTTCCGCTACCTCATGCGCGAGGTCCAGCCGCTGTGGCGCTCCGACTGGAACTCCAACAAGGAAGATTTCCTGGCTGGCTTCGCCCTGCACGACCGCATCAACAAGGTCTACTTGTGGGTGACGCGCCGGCCTGATCGCGAGGAGTTCGAGAACACCGGCCTCGCCCCCGGCACGGTCGCCTACGTGGGCTACTACGGCGCCTTCGAGCCCTCGATGGCCGGAGACCAGGGGCATCCGGAGTGGTCGCTGGACATGAAGTATCGGTTCGATTCGGCCGGCTTCTACGACACGGACGGGAATCTCGTGATCGGCAGTTGCGACGGGAAGATCCGAAAGCAGGACTGGACCGACGGGGACGACGACGACGATCTCCTGCGGAAGGAGTTGCTCATCCGAAGCGGGCATCAACTCTTCTTCGAGCCGGGAGACGATCGCGAGAGCGGCAAGCAGGTCACGCAACTGTGGTTCTACGTCAAGTCCGAGCTGACGAGCTGGTCGCTCTATGTTCGTGGGGGCGACGAGGAGGCCTGGCGTAGCGCCCTGCCCGACAACGACCTCTCGTTCTGGAAGATCAGCGTCACGGACTCCCGCAAGGAGGAGACGAGGACGATTCGACGGGCGCGGTCCAGCAAGCAGACCCTCCGGTTCCTCTACGTCCCGGCGACCGTCCACCACTTCGTACCGGAGCAATGCGTGGGCCGCGGGTTTACGTTCGAGACCCGGGCCGTCGCGCCGATCGGCCTCGAGTACCGTGGCTTTGGGGGCGTGTGGCTGCCCGGCGCTACCGCGCGCGGCGTCGAGCAGATGACGAATCTCAGCGCATCGGTCGAGATCCACGGATCGGGAGGCAACGCGAGCGCCGACCTTGAAGACGATCCGGTCCTCATCGGCGCGGACCTTCACGAGGCAGTGACCTACGATCCGACGGTCACGCTCGTCTACAACTACGGGTCCGCCGTTTGGCCGATCACTCTCCGGCTCGTCGGGACCGGGGACCAGGCGATCGACGACGAACTCGTCCTCCAGACGCCCAACCTCACTGGGTCGTTTGCGACGATCAGCCAGCTTCCCAACGAGACCATCAACCTGTCGCTCCAGCTCGTCGACGCCGCGGGCGTATCGCTCGCCGAACCTGTCGTCGGAACCGTGACTTGCGTCATCCCATAGAATAAGAACGAGGTAGCCAATGCCACCCCAGACCATGGAACCGCGCCGCACAGCCCCGCAGGGCAAGCATCGCGGGCGCCAGCCGTCCGGCAAGGCAGCCGGCGCGCCCCCGGGCGGTCAGGCCCTCGCCCCGGTTGCGCCTGCGCCAGCGCCCGCGCCGTCCCCCGCGGCTGCGGGCTTCCCTGCCCCGGCCCCGGCCCTTCCCGCCGCCCGCTTCCAGATCCCCGCCGCGACGATGCCCGGCGGCGTTCCGGTGGTGGGGCCCGCGGCCGCCTACCCGGCCCAGCCGACGCTTCCGTCGCCTGTGGCGAAGCCCTTGCCCGTGGCGCCGCCGCCCGTCGCGCCCTATCAGGCCGCGACCCAGTCTGGCCCGCTGGCTGCCATGGGCTCGACCGGCCTGCCGCCCACGGGCCTGCCGCCGATGGGTGCGCCCGGCCTGCCGCCCAACGATCCTCGCCGCCGCGACATGGTCGCCCCGGGCGACGCCTACACCGCGCTCTCGCGCCGGACCTACTGAGATGCTGAGCCTTCCCGGGAAGGGCGGCGGCCCGTCGATCGCCGGGACGAGTTGGAACCCGAAGACGAGGTCCGTGGAGTATCCACAGCCGGCGCCCAGGAGTCCGGCCGCTGGCGGGCCCGGCGGCGCGGCCGCCGGTTGGCAGCCGCCGGGGTATCGGCCGCCGACCGCTTCGGCCGTCCCTCGGCCCGACCTGCAGCCCATCAACCCGGCGGCCGCCTACGACCCGGAGATGGCGGCGGCGCTCGCTTCCCAGCGCGGCTACACCGAGCAGCTCCAGAGCGGGACCGGGCACGTCATGGACGTGATGACGCAGCGCATGGCCGACAACCTCGAGTCCCAGGTGGTTCAGGCGAAGGCCTCCGCGGAAGCGGCCGGGATCCCCTTCGACGAGGCGAGCTTCCGCGCGCAGGGCCAGCGCGACATCAACGCCGGGCTCGCCCAGGAGAAGCTCGGCCGCGAGACGCAGATCGGCCAGTCGATCGGGGCCTCCACGGCCGCGGCCGCAGGGCAGGCCGGCGAGCGCACCTCGCGAATGGGAATCGACCTGCAGGCGCAGATGGGCACCGGAGCGCAGAAGCTCGATCGCTACGGGATCGACGTCCAGAAGTACGGCATCGACACCGGGGCGGCCGTCTCGGCGAACAACGCGCTCCTCGACTTCTACAGCCGCCTCATGGGCGGCATGTTCTCGCAGTCGATGACGTCGAACACGTCCTACGGTTAGAGGGAGGCGCGAGTGCCCATTCAGTTCCCACCCAGCAGAATCCCCCCGCCCGGAGGCATCGCCGACGTTGCCCAGCCGCCGCCGATCTCCGGAATGAACCCCTACCTCGACTCGCTGATGAACCGCTGGAACGAGGTCATGGATCTCCAGTTGCGCCGAATGGAGCCCCTGCCCCAGCGCGACGCCATCGCCTTCCGCGAGTGGACGCGCGGGAAGGACATGGCGCTCACGACCGAGGCCGACGCGAACGACCGGGCGCAGCGCTCGGAGGCGGCGGCGCGTGCCGAGCGAGAGCGGCTCATCAAGCAGGAGGCCGCCGATCGAGCGCGGGCCGACTTCGACCGCCGCGCCGCAATGAACGACGAGCAGTTGCGTGTTGCGGGCCAAGGGTACAACGCCGTCCCCGACTCGATGCGGACCGGCGCCCCGGTGGACTTGCTCACCGAGGAGGCCCAGCGGTGGGTGTGGCCACCGCCCCGATCCTCGCCGTCGAGGCTGAAGCCGTGATCTCGAACTGGAAGAACTTCAAGACGCCCTTCCAGCCGCTCGACGTGTTCCTGCGCCACGAGCCGTTCCCCTCCGAGGAGACGAAGGCGACCTACGTGGGCTCGAAGAAGCCGAAGAAGAAGGATCGGAAGCTCCTCGCTCAGGTCCTCGAGAAGCGCTGGTCGGATGGAGTGCGGAGGTAGCGATGGAGATCCCCTGGTCCGAGAGGAAGAAGGCCTACGAGGCCTCGCTACGCCCCGCCGCGGCCCAGGAGCCGTCGACCTACGAGTCGGTCGCTTCCGGCATGGGACGCTCCCTGCCCGGCACTCTTTTCGATCCCAAGAACCCCTCCGACTACGGCATCGCCGAGAACCTCGTGTCGGGCAACTGGAACGCGGCCCTCGACCAGGCAATCCCGCCCAGTCCGCGGACGATCCCCGACCGCTCGGTCGTCGCCGACAGGGTCGCCGCCGCGGCCGCGGCCCGTGACGCCGGCAAGGCGGCCGAGAAGAAGAACCTCGGCGTCATGGTCGTCGACAGGACGGCGGCTGGGGTTGATCGAAACGATCCGGGCGCCCCGGAGCCGGGCCGTCTCGAACTCGGCCCCGCTCTGCCCGGCGGCGGTTACAGCCCCGCCACTAAGCTCCCCGGAAAGGCTCCCCAGCCCGTCGCCGGCACCGCACCGGCCGGCCGGCCGGGCGGATTCCATCCCTCGATGGCTCTCCCGGAGACCGGGGAGCCCCAAGGCTCCGGTCCCGTCCGGTTCGTCCGCAGCGCGAGCGGTGGCATCACCGCCGTCGACCCGGCAGCCGGGTCCGCGGCCGTGGAGGGAGGCGCTGGCTGGCTCCCGGAGAGCGAGGCCCTGGCGGGCATCCGCGACCCGAAGGGCGCCGACTTCATCACCTCTCGCGCCGGGAAGAAGCCGAGCTTCGCGGAAGCGGGCGCTCCCTCCGAGACGAAGTCCGGCATCGGCCCGTGGGCGCGCGAGAAGACCACACCCCTCTCGGGCGGCGAGCAGACTCTGGCGCGTAACGCCTGGCTCGAGGATCGCCGGCTGTCGGAGCAGCAGGACGAACTCGGGGACGCCGAGCACCAGGCCCGCCTCGCGAGCTTCGATCGCGTGGCGGCCGAGGCGAAGCTGGACCCGCTCGCCCTCGCGCGCATCCAGGCCGGGGGCCGCTACGCCGGCACGGCCATGACCATCCAGCAGCAGCAGGAGACCCAGTCGCTCGCCGTCGAGGCGGCCAATCGCTACAGGGCGGAGGTTGCGCCTCTCCTCAAGGCGCTGGTGGTCGCCACCACTCCGGCGGAGCGCACGGCCCTC